TCCAGCTAAATATGCTCTCGTTTGTGTCAATATCTTATTAGTGCCTTGCGCAGTTATTATTTCTGTCGCAGCCATTACTTTATCAGTTGTAGTTACATATGAACCTGTATATCCCCCTGCAAATAAGCCATAATTTTGAAATGATACACCTGCAGCTCCCTGTCTAGCTTGTGTCAATATCTTATTAGTACCTTGCGCAGTTATTATTTCTGTCGCAGCTGTTACTTTATCGGTAGTAGTTACATTTGCACTTCCTGTATATCCCCCTGCAAATAAGCCATAATTTTGAAATGATACACCTGCAGTATAATTCCTAGCTTGTGTCAATACTTTATTAGTGCCTTGAGTTGATATAATTTCGTTTGAAGCTGTAACTTTATCAGTAGTAGTTACAACTGCACTTCCATTATATCCTCCTGCAAATAATCCATATCTACAAGGGTATATTCCAAGATACCATTCCATAGATGCGCCTTGGATTAAACCAATCAATCTTGAATGGCGCAATTTATGCCACATCCCTATATAGCCATGCAGATTTCTCATGATATTTCTATGCCACTAAATGTAAAAGCACAACTACCAGTAGTTGACGCTACCTGCAATTTATCCAACCCTAATAGCACAACATGCTTTGTAAAAGCATCCATCGCTGTACAGATTGGCACTTCTGCATCTTTCAACAATTCATATGTGCTTCCAGAAGTATAATCTACTACCCTGGCACTAAAATATGCTGAATTACCAGCACTCCCTGCAGTATTAGCAACTTGCAGACTAGATCCTATTGTTCGCCTATCAAATGGAGTTTGATATAAATCAGTCCAATCTGCAGAACCACTGCTAAAAGACAAAAATGCATTAGTCGGCATTTCAGCCATTTATGCACCTCCAAATATAATTGAAATCATGTAACTGCTAACGCCCGTACTACTTCCGCCAGTACCTGAAATATCCTTCCACCTCACACCTGTGCTATACGATGAATCGGCAGTTAGAACTTGCCCATCAGCACCCACAGGAATTCTTTCAGGAGCTCCTGCCCTTGTAAAACCTATTAAATCCCCTTTATTCTCACCAATGGTATTACTAATACTAGATGAGCCTATATCAAAAGGTAAAATTTGTATCGTTGTCTCATCAAGAATTTTAGCCATATTTTCCCTCCTATATTATAGTACTTCTATATTATAGTAGCGCGCGGTACAATAATAAACTTTCCCTTAACAAGACAATGTCTATTTCCTGCTTGATCTACCAAAAACAAATCATATCTTGCATCACGCGTTTGCACATTAGATGTCATTTCAGGCATTAATACAAGTGATAATGTACCAGATGTATTGTTTTTTATTATTATTGGTTCAGCTATAAGTGCATTGTTCTTACTTGATCTAATTTGCATATAAGCATCATAGCTGGTCAAGTCTTTTACTGAACCATCATCATTCTTAAGTATGATAGTATGCGCCCAAGTTTCTCCAGCATAGCAATACATATCATAGTCATGCACTCTTGGATCATAAGCATCACTTACGTCCATTCCTTTTTCCCTTGCCTTTCTTTCTGTTTTTCATAAATTCCTTAGCAATAGATAAAGCTATAGCCACTGCTTGTTTTTTTGGTCTGCCATTTTTTACTTCAGTAGCAATATTTTTACTAATTGTTTTTTTACTGCTTCCTTTTATTAAAGGCATTTTACCCTCCAATTTAATATCCAAATATCATCTCACGCAACTTATAATAAGCTACTTTAGAACTAGAAATTTGCGTTGCATCTATAGTCATAATATCATTTATATACCCTTTAAATGCTTTTTTTAGTTCAAGTCGCCTATTTATATCATCATAAGATTTCATACCTTTGTGCCAATAAGTCCCATCTACATATAAAGCTGTTGGATAAGGCGCGGTAAATAGCCAAAAATCAACAACAGACCCACCACTCGATCTTTTACCTCCAAGTACTTCTTTCTGAAATTCATATTCAATTCCCAATCTATCAAGCGCAAGCGCAACTCTCCATTCTTCAATAGAATCAGGTGTTACTCCCTGTACAGTACCAATAGGTGGATCTTCTTCTTCTGAATACCTTATGCTCCTATAAATGCCAATAGGATCTGCACGCTTCTTCTTGTACTTAATTTTAAAATACTTCTTTTCATCACCAAACAGCTTATACATCTATCACTATCTTATTATCTTTCTATTAATATAATTGATTCTACATATCCATCATCAATAGCTTTCATTACATTACTAGCTGTAGGAGATATAAAAACAGCTTTATTATTAAATCTAGATTTCGCTGAATACATGGTCAGCGGAGTAAGATTAGCCGCCCATTCATCTATAATTTTTTGCTTATCAAAACCGCTTATATCTTCCTGCTCACCCAATAAATTGACATCATTATTGACAATTCTATAGTTGAACGTATAACTATACTTTACAGTAGCTTGCACAACAGTATCAACCACATAAGCTTTTAAAAGCGGTGTTTTTGACGCATCATTTGTGTAAAACCATATTCTCAATCTTATCCTTTTTCCCGTAATGCCTTTAGATGTCGTAATATATCTCTCGCTTATCGGAGATTCATCAAAATAATCTTCTATTTTATACCATGTATCATCATTATCTAATTGAAAATCAACTACAATATAAGTATCTTTACCTAAATTCTCAGCAAATATCTTGAGTTCCTTATAGCTCTTATAAGCATCAATTAAGTTTGAATATACATATCCTGTTACCAAATATCCTTGATGGGTATATCTATAAGCATTGTCAAAAGTAGGGTCTTTAGATATATATGGTAATTCCAACCACATCACATCATTATTCACTGTAAAGTAAAGTCTAGTGGCATATCCATCTATAGTTATTGAGTATAAATTTCTTATCCTTAAGTTTTTACTTTGAGGGGCGTATATCAAACACCATCCTATATTATTATAGGCATAAATTGCAGAATAAGCATTGCCATATCCATCAGCCGCCGCATACAAAATCCCAGGTGTATTAGCTAAATCACTACAAATTGCTATATAATCAGCCGGCAAACCATCACGCGAATTATATCCAATACTATCAATACTGGACGATGCATAACGATTCACCATATATCCCCAATTGAAATATAGATATTGATTGAACTGCGTAGCTGCCGTACCATTCAAAATTGATTTAGTTGACATCATTTCTTTCAATGGCACATCATCCACCACAGGGGGACTATACATTGCAGTAGCCGCGTGTATTTTACCTTCTCTAAACACATAACACTTGTCATCATAATTAACAAGATTAGTTATCCACCCACAACTATCTGTAAAATTAGCTACCTGCGTGAATGTCATATCTGCCCATGAAGTTGGCGCAGAAGCTACTCTCAATACAGTTCTTGTAGCTATCCATACTTCAGTATTACGCACAAATTCTATGTATAATGCTTTAGTAGTGCCTTCATCAGCAAATTCGTTCGTTGAATTTCCGCTTGAATTATACCAGCGCCACCTTCTAATATTTGTATCTAAACCTTGACAAAAATAACAATAAGCATTTATCTGTCTCACTGATGTAACTGGTTGTGTTAATCCATGTCCAGTAATTTCTTTCCAATTGCTGCCACCAATAATTACATACGTAGTCGTCGTATCATGCTCTATAATCCAATTCTTATCAACCGTGAGCGATGTCTTGTCATTAGATATTATCCTTCTATATGGAATTTCTTCCGATGATCCTTTTCCTCCAACTATTCTAACTACACAACCAGCCCATTCATCAGTAGCCCAATTTTTCGTTGCATCAATAAGCTTTGATTTATCAGAACTATTGCTATCTGCAACCCCTTTATCGCCAAGCATATATAGCTTTGGTGCACCAGTTGCAGGATTCACTATGCAATGCAATTGACCATAGTAAGTAAAAAATTTTATGGTATTGTAATTATCTTCATCAGTAATTAGATAATATAAATCAAACTGGGCATTTTCCCAGTTTGTCAAATCCTTCGTATATTTTGTTGCCCCTCCTACATCTTTAGTACCAACCATCCAATGATTGTCTATATCACCACCAATTGTCGATACATATATCCAATACGAAGTTGATGCTGATAAACTAACAGCTGGTGATAATGCTATCTGATATAAAATACCTAACCTTTCATCAACTTCCGTTTCCCTTATATAATACGTGTACAATACATTGCCAAGCTCACCATTGTTATCAGAATATAGCTTGACTGTCAGAAGCGATGACGGTTTTCCCTTCTTTTTTACATGCAAATAAAGATATTTTGCTGAATATTCTTCACTTGTAGTAAATTTTACAATTATCCCATTGCAATAATTATCTCTAAATTCATGCCACTCTATTTGGTGAGATAAATTTGTATTTTTCTTGCGCAGTCCAAATGTGTGATGTTCAGCACCACCAAGCATCACTTTGTTGCCAATAGCGGTATTTACTCTATATCCAAAATAGTAATCACCAGATGAAGAATCATAATCTTTTCTACCAAGCCCGCTTGAAAAATCTTCCTGCGCAACAGGTGTCCAAGGATATTCAAAATCTCCCCATTTCACATTCCCCGTTGTGGTTTTGATTGCCATCCTCTCTATTGGTTTCCTATTGATACCAATAGGATTATGATTGCCTTCGCTATCACAAACTATAAAACCTATCGTTGTCCTTCCATCCGATAGGCTTACATCATGAGTTGATCTATCTCCATCAATTACTACTCTCATACCATGCTAAACCTTGCATCACGTGGTATGTTGCTAGGTAAATATCTTTTTGATTTGGCTAAAGCATTTAGCTCATTATTCTTTGCTTCATTAAGCAATTCTACAGCTACCTGGTTATCTTTCATATGCCGTTCGATATATCTTCTCCACAGAAATGCCACTGACGCCCATACAATATATTCAATATCTATATATTGACTTATCTCATCTGATAAATTCTTTATTGATTGTCTAGAAGCATATAAAACTTTTATGGTATCTTGATATGACGTGTTATCAAATATAAGCTTCCCGCCTATCTCATCCCAATATCTGTTCCTCTTCCCATCACTACCTATTACTCTTCTTATATTTGACACACCATCTGGTAACACACATTCACCATTTGCTACTTTTATTCCGCTATGCTCTTTCATTAGCATCACGTTATTTACTGTAGTTACACAAGCCTGCTTTATGTCGTTCAATGTGAAATCACCATACGCCGCTGAATACGTGTCGCCTACAGATAAATCCATACTACTACCAGAATAAACAAATTTTCCTTCAGCATAGCTTATAATTGTTCTTACATTATCTACAGCAGAACCAGATGTTATAAATACAGTCCCATTCTCAAAATACGACGATTGATATTGGCAATCATCATCAACAAAATAATTCGTACCAAAACTTTTTATAGTTCCATCATGGACCGTAGTAATTATTTTGGCTGTTTCCAGCATGCATTCTGCAAGTGTAGCCATATCTACTCAAGCCATAAATATAAATTAGCACCAGACGATATTACAGCATATAGCCCATTCCTAAATGGTATTCCACTAAATCCGCTGAAATCTAAAAATGTAGTGCTGTTAGCCGGGTTATATCCATTCAATAATTGATTAGAACTTCCCGAAGAACTATCATACAACGTAAATGAAGAAGACACCGATGAGGTAATTAGACATGCTATAAGATTACCTTGTGTAGAAGCTGCACTTCCAGAAGAACTTAAAAATATAGGCTTTTCATATTTAGAAGGCATATGACACTCTACTCCTTTGCGGAGGATGAATACTCATCCTCCGCAACTATTCTATTGACTCAATTGCAAAAGTAACCAATCAGCATCCTGCCCATTATTTAGCCGTTTTATATACAAACCAGAATTAGCACTACCTGAATCTGTTTGAATATATAACGTGCCTAAAGGTGATGTCTTGAAAGGTAAAATTGTCCCATCTGGTGTACCACTGCCAAACAAGATATCTGGCTTTATGGCATCTGCCAGTACATTGCTTGCCATAGGACGCATAACATTATAAGCAATAGTAGCTTTTGCCATAATATTACCTCCTACGAAGTTGTAGAGAAGCCTTTAAGAATCCCATGAGCTTTTTCAAATTGTACAACAAAGCCATATTCGCCTACAATTTGCCCTTGCTCACTATCACCTGTTTTAGCCAGTGGTTCATAGAAAAATGGGTCAATCGTTATGTAGCCCGCATACCGTCTATCAATTAGATATAGATAATCTTGCTGGCAATGCCTATCAGTAACAATCGTAATAGGCACTCCGCCAAACGGATGCTCAAGCGTATCAATACGCATCCCACCAACACGTTCATCACGCTCAGTCGTTATGAATGGTTCAAAGAACGAATTAATCTTTCTACGCGCCCATGTACTGCACAGAATTAAATCTGGGTTACCACCATAGCTAAAAATCCGTTCAAGCATATCATCTAAATGCTTGCGGGTAAGCGAAGCACCAGAAAGATTAACAACATTAGTAGCAATGAACTCATTAAAACCGCCAGATGAACGGGGATTGGAAGACTTTTTGCCATAATAAGCAATTCTATTCAACCGCTCTTTCAACATGTCCATGCCTTTGTCAATGTAGTACTCAATAATATCGCTCATGCCATAACGCTTGATACGCATGTCAGAACGAGCAGCTGATACCGTGTACTCTAAAATAGTGGAGTAATTAGTGTTTTGGGTGATTTCAGAATACGGAGAATCATCCGCAACTGCACCTTCAGTACGCGCTGAATACAAGATTTTTACTTCAGCACCGCTATTATGAGTAGTTGCTGTAGTACCTCCAAAACCACGCGTAACTGTAAGACTAGCTCCATTATTCGTGGATGATACCCACATATATTCATCATCAACTTTTATCACATCACCAGGCTGGTAGATAGAAATTGTGCTAACTGACACAGACGTAGCGCTAGATGAAGCAATAGCTGCCGCAAGTGTATCATTATTTGGCACATAAGTATCTTCATACCAAGTATATTGAACACCTGGTGTATCAACAAATTTAAATTTAGCCGTGTTATCAAGCCCTAAAGCCTGGATAGCTGCTATATCATAAGGCGACGCAAGAACTAAACGATCAGTTACAGTTCTGCGCTGATTATTAGTATTGGTATACGTAGTCATCATACCAGTGTATGCCATTTCAGTACCTCCTTACATTGCATAAATCAGCGAGGCGACAGTATCGTAAATCCTATGTCATCGACCGGCACTCCAAGTTTTCTATACTTCTCCTTGATAGCCTGTCCAACAATTCTTCCCTGTCCCCTTGCCGCTAGCATTTCATCAATATATTTTTGTTTTAAATCTCCAGAATCAGCGCCTTTGCCAGATAAGGCTGGGGCAGCTGCAATATTACCGCTCGCCCTGCTACTCTTTTCACCACTCAATCTATCTTTTTTAGCTTGCACAGCTTTCTCAATAGATTTTAGAAATTGATATCTAGTAGCAGCATTAGTATTTATCAACTGAATTTCAGGATCTGTTTGCTCTAGTGTAACTCCTGCCTCTTCCATGATAGCTAGTATATCTCTCTGCAGTAAAGCCTGCTCATCACTGACGGCTTCACTAGGTTGTACCGCTTCTTCATGGGGCTGGTTATCACCAAATTCTTCTACAATGCTATCCTGAACACTCTCATAAATTTTTTGTATTTGCTCCTGCGTGGGATTGATGCCAGCAGACTTCATGGCAGCTACCTGCCTTTCTACATCTTTGTTAATCCTATTGCGCAGTTTTGCCCGTAAAGCCTGTTGCTCCCTATCCCATCGCTTCAGCCCTTCTCTCAATTCATCTCTAATCAAAGCTCTAATTTCTTCCGCGATGGAAGTTCTACCTTCTTCAACAGGTTGCTCAATCTTTTCATCGATTGCCTCTTGCTGAATTTCCTCTTGCTCGTCCATATTTTATACTCCTCTAATATTAATTATAACAAATTTTTTGTATTTTTCAACTGTTCATACAATTTTTTCATGTATTTCATGTGAGTATTATATATTCCCCTAATATCTCTCCTTCTCAACCGACTATAATCATTAGCTAAATCTTGTTCATACAATTGCTTTATATATATCCATCCATACATTTCAACTATGCTTCTTATTTTCCTTGCTAAGGCATATCTGTTATACATCTTATAATTCAGCTTCTGATTAATATAATTTATTGAATTTAGCATTATCATTTCTTTTCTCCACTCACTGCTGGCGCTTGCACCTTCTTTGATGGTCTTGCATATTCAATGATTTTTTCTATGTATTTTTCAAATGTTTTTTCTGGCTTGCCTTTAGATTTCCATATCGCTTCCAATCTTGCAACTGCACCTGGCGTCATCTTTTTGCCGTCATAAACATATTGAAATAGTTGTCTAGATAATTCTGGCTCAAATTTTGTAATTCCAAGTCTTTCCGCCTCATATCCTAAAAAGTCTTGTTCGCCACTATTTATATCAGTATATGCTGCAATAATAGGATTATTCTTTTTGTACTCCCTCTTCCACTTCCAATATTCTAAAAGAGGAAACTGGCGAAGCAACTCTTTTGGTTTACCATTGCCGTAATATAGATTTTCTATAATATTTAAACCAGGAAACTTTTTATTTCTCTCTTGATAATATTTATTAATTTCATTCAATACTTCAGGTGGATACAAGCTAGGATTAACAACAATATTGCTATATTGGTCACTAGGTAAATTTTTCTCAACACCAAATGTCTGATTATTATTTAATGCTCTAGCCCAAGCAGCTAATAGATTTAGATTAATAGCATTATAATCCCTTGTTTCACTACTCAAGAATGCATCCTTGAAAATATCACCAAATTGGTCTGATATTAATGCTCTATTTCTCTCTGGCAAGTTATACCAACCACTCCATATTTTATCTATTAGGTAGTATCTCAATCTCTCTTCTGGGTCTTTCAACGCCATAATTCGAGCACCATATTCTGGATACTTATCAAGAAAATCCCGAATTGCATTCTTATCACCAGCAGTGTACCTAGCCCAAGCTGCCTTATATTCATTCTGTATTCCACGAAGTTTCAATTCTCCCTCAGGAAACAATCCATTTGGAAACAGACCAGAGAGTGCCGCCGCTATTACCTCTCCTGGTTTAGCACCTCGCTTCAAAGCTTCAGCTGCTAAAACACCTGGTGTTTTTATAGATTGTTCAAATTTCACTCTTTCAAGTGCTTGATTATAAATATCACCTTCCTTGTTTATTAAAGCCTTTTTTGCGTCTTCAGCATTGACTATTCCTTCAGCTACCATATTAGCTATTTGCCTAGCTATATACCAATCAGTATATTCTCCATATTGTCCTAATCCAAGTTTTTCTCTAATCCTTGTTTCAGGATAAGCCAAATTGCCAATCATATCACCAACAAACTGCAAAGGCGTGTTTTTCAGCGCATATTCTATTGCCCTGCTTGTTTGTGTAATTGGCATTACAGAATTTTTCTCTGGATTTGAAACATTATTCAACAAAGTATAGAAAAGATTTGGCGATAACATCATAGACGCTAGAGTACCTGGATCTGTAGGTACTTCTTCAGACGCCGCCAACAAAGCCTTCTCCCAGTAATACCCTTCTTTCTTATTTATGGCATCATTATATTGCTGTTGTGTTATTTCACCTTTAGACAACCATTCTCTCAAATTATCAATTGCTATAGTGTTCTTCATCTTCTCTCTATCAGCAAACCTATCACCAATAGTTGTCAATTGAGAAAATGGAAATATGTTGGAATAAGGATCTACATATATTGTATTTCCTGCCCAAGAAGGAAGGAATGGAGCATATATGCGCATCTTATCCTTCAATCTTGTAGGAAATCCATTTATTTCATTCTTTCTTTGCATATCTTTTAGCCGTGCATATGTAGCAAACCATTGTGGCTTATCTATCATACGCGCCGCCCAATTCATCATAGTACGTGTGTACCAAAATTGATATGGAAAGAACAAATTGGCAACCTGATCTATAGGTGATTGTCTAGAATAATTCAATAATGACATATCACGCATTGTATTGCCAAATCTGATAGATGCTAATTTTGCTGATGCCATATAGCTTCTAACTTCATTCACATACCTATTAAACAAATCCTTCACATCATTTGGTATATTCATACCTGGTGATGGATTTTCAAAACTATCAATTGCTTTTCTTCTAAAGCTTTCAAGAATATCAGTAATTTGTGAGCGCATCAACTCATCTAGAACAAATGGCACAGGATCTGCTTTTGCTTTAGCATCGCCTTTATAAAATTTTGATTGCGTATCTGCTTTATACCCAACGCCATCAAACAACTCACCTTCAATTCCAAATAAATCTTTTCTGATTTCATCAATAGGCAAACCACGATTCATAAGCTCTGCATATAATCTTGTCCCATTAGCTATCAAATCATCTGCAGACTCTTCTTTTATTAGCAACTTCAGTGGTGTAATACCTTGCCGTTTACTCTCTTTTCCTATCACATAATCAATAATTTTTCTTATATTCTTCTTGGGATCGCCTTCAAGTACATTATGAAAGCCAAGATCATACGCTAACTTTTGTGGTATTTTTCCATCATAGCCAATTTGAGAACCAAGCACACTAGTAATTTGATTTGCGTTCCAACAATAGAAGAATTTTTTGATGTCATCAGCTGTAAGCTTATTACCTTTTTCTTTCAAAAGCTTATCAAATAATTCTTTTAATTTTTCAGCATTACCATGAAGACTCTTGAAATCTAAATCTTCTGTTATACTATCAAATTTTTTCCTTATGCTTTCTGGATCTATTTTTGTTTTTCTAGAAACTTTATCTAGAAATTCAGATAATTCATCTCTAAATATTCTTGTTTTTATTCTATCAACAGAACCAATCACATAAGGAATAGCATCTCTATAAGAATTTATGGACCATCCTCTTTCAGAAGCGTACAACATTGCGTAGGCAGCTATCGATTGCTTCAGCTGACTATGTTTTAGAGGATCTGCTTCCTTATCGGCATATATTGAAGCTAGTTCGTCAAGTGTATTGCTAAAATTAGTCTTGCTATTAATATTGTCATTAAGATCTTTGATAACATTGCTAATCTTTGACTTTGTAGCATCATCAATCTTCATTGATGGAATATTCATTCCATTCATTTCTGCTACTACATTTTTCAACAATTGCTCATTGATATCACGCATCTTCTTGACACTTTTTATATACTCGTCCCAAAAAGCACGCTTTGCCTTGTAGTATTCTTCAGTTCCACTAGGTATAGTATCTAAATTCTCATTAAACTTATTGCGCGATGCTATCATTTCATCACGCATAGAAAGCATAGTATTCTTCCATTCTTCAGCAAATTGTCTCTTGGTTTCAGGGAACATTGATATTATTGCATCATATAACTGTTCGCGCGCTTTTCTCTCTTTTACTTCCGCCTCTTGACTCATCACCTTCAATTCATTGCGTATTTTCTGCCATGCAAGTGCTAAATCTTCCTTGCTTGCGGTTTCTGACTTTACTAGATTTTCAAAATAGTCATTATATAATTTATTCCTGCCACTTCTTTGGATAGTATTCCCATTTTCATCAACAATATAATAACCATTATAAAATTCAGACCATGCTTTTGCTCTTTGCTTTATTGCTTCAAGCGCTGCATTCATTACCTCTTGTGGAGCTGATAAACCTTCAAGCATTGCTGTATAAGCATTCATTTCATAAGCATATAACTTGTCCCAGTTCATGCTATCTGATGCAATAAATGATCTCCATAAAGCATTCCTTTGTTCTACAGATAATTCCTTATAATTCTCACTGTATATTTTTCCTGTATCTTCAAAATGTTTTACCCATGATTCAAATAATTTATTGTCAATGTCATTGATTATATTAATAGCGCCAATAACTCCCTCTTGCGCCGCTTCTGCTTTTACTTCTTCAGCCTTTGCTCTAATTGATTCCAAAAATTGCTTATTGATAATATCTTCTATATTCCTCTGCGCATAAGAAAATGCCACATCCACATCTTCTTTCTTTCCTATTCTTTCAGCATATTTAGCCAGTTCATCATCAATACCTAATGATGAAAGCATATCTCTTATTTGATCAGCTCTTTCTTTTCCATACTCATTAATTACGCTTTCATATGCATCAGCAAAATCAAATTTCTTCTCCTTATATAATCCATCAAACACTTCGTCCATGTTCATAGAACGATTGATAGTGTTGTAAATCTTATCTGGCAATTTAGGATCTATTGCTTTCAAAGCTGTCTCTAGCTCATTGCTCATCCTAGGATAGCCTACATCCTGCCTCCATAACGCATTCCATGCTTTCTTGATTCCAGCATGAACAACCTGCGCAGCTTCCATTGACTCTACAGCACCTGAAGCTCTAGCCATTACTCCGAATACACGTCTATATTGATTTATACTACGTGTAAGTCTAGCTATATATCCATCACCCTGTGTAGCGCGTATAAGTTTTGAATAACCACCTGGTAATATCTCAGTGCCTACAAAACCAGCCATTCTTGATGTTTCGCCTATCTTCATCCTCTCAAAAGTTCTTCTTATTCTACCTGGTGGAGTAAAAGATAAAAATCCTTGCGCAGCTCTTGTAATAACATTATTTATAAGATTTTGCGTAAGATATTTCAATGAGAAATCCAACAAAGGAATACTCATTAATGCCTTCATCAACCCCGTTAGCCTAACAAACAAAGGATCTTGTTTCAGTTCCAAATTTTGAATAAGCCAATCTTGCGCTCTATCAGCTATTATATTAGTAATTCTTGCATTGAACTCATCGATAGTAATAGGTGCTACATTCTGTTTTCCAACTTTAGTTTCATCAAAAGGTCTAAATAAGTCATATAATTTATTTGCATCCAAATCACCTGAAGCTATGCGTTCTTTGATAAAATCAAGTTTTCTATCATTACTTTTTTCAACAAATTTCTTTATTCTTTCAAATGCGCCTTCTCTATCTTTTGCAATATCAGCAATTAATTTATGTGGATCTATTCCCATATCATTGGCTATAAGCTGAAGCACATTTGCCACATGTCTTGTATTCCTAAATATCTCTAATTCAGTTTTTAATACACCCTCTCTTACAACACCAGAAATAGCACCTGCTACAGTAGCAGCTACAGGACTTTTGAACACAGCATCAGCAACTTTTCCAACCTCAATGGGATCTGTACTGCCCATTCTCCAATAAGCATCAACAAGCTTATAAGCTTTTTCTTCATCTGTAAGAGTTGGATTATCTATAATAGCCAAGCTCATTGCTTTCATACTATCGAGCAAATTATCCATAAACACATGAGCTTTTGCGCCATCAGTCAAATTATCAAAGAATGCAAACAGCCTATTTTTTGTTTTTCCAAGTTCTGCTATTTTCCCAGTTTCATCTATTCCTCCTGCCATTCTCTCTACAATACCAGCCAACTTACTTCTTGGTGTTACAACATCCTTATACTTTGGAGGAACAAAACCTGCTTGCAATAAATCCCTATAAGTAAGCAATGATGATATTAAACCACCACTGCTTCTTTTACCAGTTATCAATTCTGCAGCCTGCTGAAAACCAAATGGCAATATATCAATAAGCAAATTGCCACGATTCATTTTAAATGCAGTGGCTAAAGTTTCCGCTTTAGCCCATTTAGCTATCTTTTCACCTGCAAGAGATTCGGCAAATGGTGCAACATTAAGAGGATCATATAACATCTGATTTGCAAAGTCAGTGATCGTAGCTGAATCTCTTCTTCGCAAATAAGCATCTGACTCTAATTCCTCACGCGTAGCACCTTGCTTTGCTTTTTTATACAGCTCTTCAAGTTCTTTTGTTCCTACAGCACCAACATCTTTTACAGGATACCTTTTACCAGCTGAATATTCCCAGTGATAACCTTCTGGCGCAACTCTATCGCCAAATATATACGCAAGTAAGTTATTTGTATCATCAAGGTTAAGTGTTTTATATAAATAATCACTTGTTTCTTTAGGCAGGACAGCTTGCAATGCCTCATCTATCAAACCTTTAGCAGCACCAGATTCGTAAGATAATCTACCTGCTTCATATAAAGGCTTGATTTCTGAAATTGCCCCTTGTACATCTCCTTGCATCAACTCATCTTTTGCACGCTTCAAGCCCATAGCAATTTCACGCGCCGCCCCATATTTACTGGCGTTGCTTAATCCCACTACTGCTTCAAGAGCATCAGCTGGTACTTGAAAGTATTGTACAAGATCGTCAAGCATAGGCACATTGACATTTGCTTCATCGCTTACCGATTTATAAAGCCCAGCTGTTATACCAGTTATTAACCCTATCTTGTTGCCTATACTAGCGCCAGCTAGAGCACCAGGGATAGCTCCAGCACCACCTCCAAGCAAACCCGCAATACCACCTATCGCACCACCAATCAAAGTGCCAGCCGTCATACCACCTGCGCTATAGCCAAGTGTGGTATAAATATCGCTCATTGTTTTGGCGGCAAGCATAGAGATTTGATCTCTATTCTCAATAGGCGTAGCATTGCCAGTCAATATCAATGCAAGTTTCTGCCATGAGGCTAATGTGTCATAACTATCCCTTATATCAGTTTCAAATTGATATACCCCCTTATTTGTTTCCTGAGCTCTAGCTAAAGCCTCTGCTTTAGCTATTTCCGCTTGTCTTTGTGCTTCTTTCTGTTTTGCAATAGAAGCCGGCTCTGGCAACTGCGCAAGAAATTGATATACATCACTTCCAAATTCAGGCTTTTGCCATTTGGACCAATGTTCACCTTTGTTGATTGTGTTTAATACATCAAAAGCTGAATCTATCAGCTTCTTATCAACTTCTGTTTGCCCAGGATTACCATCAGCATAAGCTTTCCAATAAGCAAGCTTACTATAATCGGTCCAATATGGTTCTTCTTGTGGTTTCTTTTCAGTTGGTTTAGAAGGTGGAGTATAACTTAATGGAAAGTCAGAATACGAATAATATGGAGTTAGTCCAGGTAACTGAGGAGCATTACTATAAACACCATATTCACCATAACTTGGATAATATCCTCTATCTTCAGATGTATAGCTTCCAAAATACCTATCAACAATCTGCTGGGCTTCATAATCTCTTCTAGCTGCACGTTCTTCAGGAGTCTCGCGCCAGCGAGACGTCCAATCCATATCATCCCACGTTCTAGTACTAGAATAGTCTCTGCTGGAATAGTCTCTATCTGAATAGTCTTTATCTGAAATACCAGCTTCTCTGGACCTTCTAGATTCTCTTTCTTCAGGTGTTTCTTTCCACTCAGGCAATTATACCCTCCAATTGATTAGGTCTACTAAATTAGCCCATCCCCCTGATACTCCTCCAGCGCCTCCGCCAGAATTATCGCCTCCGCCGGACCAGCTCCCGCGTGTTTGGCGCTTATGCATTTTTCCTTCAGCCATGCCACGCATTTTCTGCAATCCAACATAATCTCCATACATTTGGCTTATTCTTCCCCATGTTCTAAATCCGCCTTTCCCTAAAGTTGGCAAATAAGTAGTGCCTAACTTTACTAAAGCTAATTGATTTGACAACTGCGAATTAGAAATTTTTCGGAGTTGCTCTTTAAGATCATTAATCACCTTCGGATCTGTTGTACTGGCTAATTGTTTTTTCAATTCATCTTTTGCTTTTTCTAGAGCAATCTCTCTTGTTTTCATATTATCGACTTCCGTAAGCCACTCATTTGTTCCAGTTGTAATATCACCTAATTGATTCAATTTCCATTCAGGTAATGCTTCAGTTAATCTCTTCGCGGCTATATCTCTATCACTTTGTACAAGCAAATTATTACCTGTTGTGCTTACAACATATTTTGCTTGAGCACTATCTGGCATCAATCCAAGTGCTTGTAAAGCTTTAGTCCTATAATCAACATTTGTATAAGCATTCGTAGTATTACTAGCTACATTAGATTTTGCTTGAGCACTACCTGGAGTCAATCCAAGTGCTTGTAAAGCTTTAGCCCTATAATCAACATTTGTATAAGCGCTAGACAGCGGATTGTATGGTGCAATACTAAGATTAGTCCTAGAAGGTGGCTGATACATTGGAGTACCGCCTGGCTGACTAAGTATTTTAGCAACAGCATTAACCAGATTAATATTATTTAGTGGATTATATACTTGACCAGGAGAACCAAGTTGCCGTTGTATTGAAGGAAGTGTCGGCGTAGCACTTGGTTTTACTCCAGGTGTTGGAGTACCACCGCCCTTCCCATATACAGCCGCCGGACCGCCGCCCTTTCCGCCGCCGCCCTTTCCGCCGCCGCCCTTTCCGCCGCCGCCCTTTCCGCCGCCGCCCTTTCCGCCGCCACCACCTTTTCCACCATCTTTAGGTTTTGGAATCCCCCAACCACTATCAACTCCCATTTCACACCTCCAATTTACGCCAAGCTTCTGGATTTATCTGCCTACTCAATGTCTTCAAATCTTCTGGCAAATTTTCAACCATACTAACACCCAAATTGGCATAAGTTGCCATAACATCAGAATAATACTCACGCTCAAATTGTTCACGCCAATTCTCAAACTTTGCTTTAGCCATTAAATACACATCCTCTACATCCCTAACAGAATACATCATTCCCTCCTACGAACTACGGAAACTTCATCTTTCCATTCTGCATCAGCATATTAAAGTCTGGCACTTGTTCTGCTGCCATCGCCGACTGCCCTCCTAACGCAGGATTAAAACCAGGACCTTCTACTCCCATGCCACCTTCAAGTCCCATACCTCCTTCTGGCATCATCCCTTCTTGTTGCCCCGGCATCATCTGTTGCCCTTGCATAGGCGGTTGCCCCGGCATCATCTGTTGTTCTTCAGGTGAAGGCATAGGCGGTTGCCCCGGCATCATCTGCTGCCCTGGCATCATCTGCTGTTGCCCTTGCATAGCATCTGCTTGTATTCTTCTCTTTATATATTCTAGCGCCATAAGCTCAAATGCCTTATCAGCTAATATCTCATTAGTCATTTGATCTGGTTGCTCAATGTTCAATACATTCTCCATTATCCAAGCCTGTGAAGCTATACCATTATTGCGCAATAATTGCGCCACATTAGCCATTTGCAATTTGTCTTGCGGTAATGATATCTCTAAATTAACATTTATCACCAGCCTATCTGGCACTTCCCTCGGATCAAGTTCAGTATATTTCGACTTCTTTCCATGTTCTCTATACATGTCAAAAGCATAATACATTGCATTTTCTATTGCCAAACCAACTTGTTTTTTCAATGGTACTAGAGGAAGTTGTCCATTTTGTGAAAGCAATGCTAATGATGAAAATGCGAAGTTACCTGCTAAAGGCTCGCCAAGGGATTGTCTATACATAGTACTTTCTGTTACCTTGCGTTCTGACAAGTTCAACAGCGAAACTAAAGATTCATTTAGCAATCCACTTGTATTCATAACTTGGAATTGCTCACCAGCTTCCAAGTTTATCACTCCACCCATCTTGCTAGCATCATAATATACCTCTTTAGTAGGATTTTCTTTAGGAGCAACGTGAATAAACGTTGGATTAATGCCCATATTGAACATTGTTGTGTACATCACAGTAAGCGCCAAATTTGACCTCTCCCACATTCCACTCTTATAAACACCATACAAGAAAGGCTGCCTTTGTTGCTCTGGTTTGTCATATATCATACTCCCATCTGTTACCACAACAGATATTGGAATATTATTCAATCCATGCTCCATTGCAATAAGAGGTGTATCTTCAACCCACACTGCATAATTAATTGTATCATACCATATAGATAGTTCTTTCGTATCAGTTGCGCTCATTCCTTCAGCAATATCAACAGCTTTTGCTCCGTATTGACCGATAAGCTTTGATCTATTTACTTTCACTTTCCTGTAATAAGCGCTTAATCCAAGAGAATCAAATTCAGGATACCCGCTTTTAGGATTCCATACTTCAAATAAAAAAGGTGTTCTTTCAGCGAGTCTTTCAGTACGTCTAATAACGGCTTTCATAGACTTATTACTACCTGACACGCTTCTCAAATAATCAAGCATATCTTGCGTAGAAGATACAGCAATATGCACTTCACCGTACAAAGCGCCAGACAGAACCGCATCTCTATGTATTGGAATACCAGATATTTTTCCTGATTCTTGCCACCATCTAACCGCAGCTTGTTCAATTCTATCTGCAGTATCAAATTTCTCACCTATATTATCTGGCACGCTAAATATTGGATCAGTCATTGTCATCAATCTGACCACACCCAATATTGAATTTCTTGGATCTGGAGAAATGGTTATTTTTATTCCATCTAAATCTGGCTTATTTTGCCAATCTAAAAGAAACATCTTCTCATAATCTTCAAATTCTCTATTGCGTTTGCCATAAGAATTTAGCAAATCTTCAGCATGTTCCTTCACATCATTATATATATCTAAATCTAATTCATTACTCATATCACTTACACTACCCCTTTCAACGTAGCTAACGGGTGAATAATATTAGGAACTTTTACTTCCCTCCTGTTGAATTGCGCTGTTAATCCATATCGAAGTGCATCATAAGCATGATCTTCACCGTCTGTATTTATATCTTCAGGATTAGTATCATCATATATCAAAGAAGGTAACGTTCTTATCAAATTAGTGCAAATATTAAATATCAATAAACCTGGTTTGCCATCAGGTAAATCAGCCAATATTCTATCCACTTTTCTCTTACCGCTTATCCTATTATTATCTGCTTTTAGAAGTGGTACTCCAACTGATGCATATTCATCAGCTGAACTTGATATATAATTATCCAATGTCTTTTTTGCCCACATAGAAGGATCAGCATAAGTGATTAGATACCCAGGTTCTGGAGTCATATCTAAAATTGCTTGCGCCTGCTGTCTATCAGTAAGCCCAGTTTTATATAATTCACGATAAACGTAAATTCTCCCTGTGTCAGGTTCTTTAGCAAACCATAAACAACAAAACGGAGCAGTCATTCCCCAATCCACTGCCCGCCATTTCACCCAATGCTGTGGTATCTCAATAGGTTTTATTACATGCGTGTTGTACTTAAAACCTGGGAAGGCTTGCCCAGAGAATATATCCCAATCGCCATCTCTCCAAGCTTTCGCAATATCTCCCGTTAACCCCTCAAGATAAGTTTTATATTCAGAATTGATAAAAGGATTATCTTTATAACTGGTATAAAATCTTCTAGTATTTGTCTCATTGTGAGTAGTATTAGGCACAACAAATCTTTCTTTGAAATAAGAATGCCCAACACCACCTGGGTTTGTGCTCAAGTACTTACGCGGCACCCAGTCGCTTCTAGAAGTACGTATAGAGCCTATCAGCAATTCATACTTCAATCCTGTGATTTGAGTTGCTTCCTCAAGTACTAATCCGTCATATTCAATTCCAATATACTTATTTATATCATCATCATTTTTATATCCACCAATAAATATCTTTGACCCATTTGGGAACTCTATTTTTTCAACTGTCATGGTGTGAGGAATATAGCGCAAAACTCTTCCGACTAAATCTCTAAACGATTCCATCGCCGCGCGTTGTGTTTGACGCAAAAATAAAAACTTCAAACCAGGATATTTTTGACAATCATCTAAAGCAGTTTGCGCAATTATTGCATGCGATTTTGCACTTCCTCTAGTGCCATCAATCATTATTTCATCATAACCAAGACGATTATCAATTGCTCTAGCTGCAGCATGATATGGTAATATTTGCGGAAGAGCTACATAACCCGCAGAAAGAAATCGTTCCATTTGATCTGGTGTACAACCAACTTCTTTTGCGCGTTCAATATAAGATTTTACCTCCGCACTAGTAAGACCAATTTTATCTCGTAGTCCACTAATTCTAATTCTTTCCTTCTTCATCTTTAGCAGGTCCATAAGCCTTGCGCAAAGAATCCATGAACATATCAACAGGTATTGACTTTCCATCTTTACCTGTTATTTCACTCTTATTTACTGGCTTTCCTAGCAATCTGTCTATAATTTCAGTACTAACAGACTGTCTAGTAACTTCACTTTTACTATGCAAACCAGCCAACTTAATATCTACAGCATCCAATAATGCTTTTTTCATCTTCAAAGTAGCAGCTTTTATCGTGTCCATAAGAAGCATTCTGACCGGCACTGCTACCTTATCTCCCCAATTAGCTACAGTCTTTGGATTTATACCTACTTTTCTAGCTGCTTCTACATCAGTAGAACTGTTTATTCTTGCTAGCACATAACGCAATTGATCTGTCGTCAAATCAGCTAGCAATTCTTCTAACTCATCGTATTCCACAAAATCCTCCCTCTCTAAACCAACTTTTTTACCATGTCTTGTCCACTAAAATAACTTGCGCAATACACACCATCATCAACTTTCAACCATTCATTATTCCCTTCTTTTATCACATCAAGCCAACCAATGACAAAACCTTTAGGAACAATGCCAATAATTTCAGAATTTAATGTGGGGGCACTACGAATATTCAATGAATCGGTAAGCACTATAGCAAGTCCATAATCACTAATTGTTTTATTAATTTCTTGATTAGTTATTGCTGACTTTCCGAGTGTTGGTTTTCCAAATCCGACAAATTTGATAGGATTAACCGCACCGTTATAACCATTAGTTTTTGGTTCAGTGAAAGGACGAATTTCAAAATGCAAGTGAGGACCTGTGCTATACCCGCTGTTACCAGTAATAGCAATGATATCGCCTTTATAAAAATAGTTCTTGCTTTTATCAGTATATGCTGACGATAAATGAGCATAAATTGAATATCCCCAATTGTGTTTCAGCTTGATATAGGTCCCGTACCCTTCAGGGTCATTCCCTACTTTGTCAACAATACCCGAATCACAAGCGCGAACAGAAGTTCCTATTGGGCAGCCAAAATCTATACCATTGTGCCCAATCAAATTGAATCTACTATAATCAGCAGCATTCTCACCAAAGTTCTGTGTTATTGGACAATCAACTGGCAATTCAATTGATATTTGGCTGCCCATATTACCTCCTTATTGTTTATTCAACACATTATTGTAATAACCTTCCGCGCTCACTCCAAGGATATAACCGCTCAATACCACGCAGATTGATACAACCTGCTCTGGGTCAAGCACTGGCGTGTAGCCTAGTCCACGCACAATCATAAGCACCATACCAATTAGTGCTGCCCAGAATTTGCGCGACTTAAACACACCACTCAACCCTTGCCCAGGGTCAAACGCCACTCCAAGAACATAGGATATTACTACAAGCAATAACCCAACAAAACCTTCTATGTCCAAATTGAAGTTCGGAATATAGTGTGTAACAACAACAACCAATAAAGCTACTAGACTTACTAAAAACTTACGAGAAGTAAATAAAGAAGATAAATTTTTCATAGCTACCTCCTGCATAAAATTATACCATATTTTTTCATTATTTCAATATTCTTTCTTTTATGCCTTCAAATATTTTTGCAATAAACAACCCTTCCAATTCTCATAAATTTCAATTAGATTTTATTTAGATTTCAATTAGGTTACCACGAGATAATCTATTTGATTATCACTAGATAATCTATTTGATTATCACTAGATAATCTATTACGTTATCACTAGACATTCTATTAGATTACCACTAGACAATCTATTACAAACCATTTAGATAGTCTATTAGATAGTCTATTAGATAGTCTATTAGACAGTTTATTAGACTTTATTATTTCAGCTATTTTTAGGCTATTTTTTGGCTATTTTTCAGCTCCCATAGCCTTTCTTGAAATCATCATATTCAGCTTATTTAGCCCACATAGCTATTTTTTTGAAATCAATAAGAATATATGTAAAATCAAAAATCAATGGCAATTTTTGCCCTTCAATATGCTCATCAGTATAACTTATCAATTCACTATCTTACCTTCAAAAATAAACCGTTTTCATCGGCTTCTAGTGGCATTTTAAAAGCAGCTTTTGAACGCTTTTTTCACACTTTTTCCCCATATCCTCATTTATCCTCTTGAAACCGTTTCCACGGCGTACCTTATATTTTTTCTCCCCCTGCCGACGCGTTGGCAGTTTAGCCAACTTCCCCCATTCAGCTTCTAAAAAATCAATCAACCACATAGCTTATTTTTTCAACTTTTGATTTGACTTTCCCCAATTTCTGAGAGCGGCAATTTATTGCCACTCTTTTTAATTAATGTTTTAATGTATTAATTAATTAATGCGTTACCACTAGACTATCTAATAGATAGTCTATTAGACTATCTATTAGACTTTCTATTAGACATTCTAATAGACTTTATATTCATGTAATATTGATTTAGTATTGTTATAGCTCACGTGTGATATATAGTTATCAATTTTTTTTGCCCTTAATAAATCAATAGGAACATAACATATTATAGCTGCATCAAGCACCACAACCTTACCTATGCATTGACTTAAACCAAGTCTACATGCAACTACTTAGCCTATATATGACTTCCTTTGATATCCATTCAAAACTTTGCATCAAATAATACTGTATCTTCGCTCATATTTGGTAGAAAACGGTTTCAGAAAGTTTCAGGGGTAGAGAGAAGGGATATACTGATGGCTGTGGTTCTAGATTTGGTACTGGTAGTGGGTCTAGTTCTGGATCTGGCTCGCCCGCCCGACTAATCCTATAGGATAAGTAGGATTTCCGCCCCTGGGCAACTGCGCGCATTTTCGGCAATGCCGGCAACAAGCGCGTGCAAGCTTCTCCGGGCAAGCAGAAAAGAAGAGGGGAGAAAGGGGGATTGCGGGGGAGTAAGCGTATGACAACATAAATTGCCGGCAAATAGATAAAAAAAAGAATACCGTGAGGTATTCTTTTTTTAGAAAAATTAGTAGTAGATTTACCCGGGTAAGTCTACTACGCTACTCATTTTATCTAGTGTCTCATATTCGATAGACGATATATACTTAGCAATATCACCGCCGCATTCGGCTAGCTTTACTACTAAGCTAGAAGGGACAACGCGGTATGCGTTGTCTTCCCATAATTCAAAACGGTGTATAAACACGAATAAATCACTACAACACAACATTTGATTATGCCAACTATTTGGCATAATATAAAAACCGGACCCGGGTAAGCAATATATTTCTGCTTGTCCCTCTCTCATACAACGCGCTATTGCAATCTCTAGCGCGCTGTATGGATCTCTCACGTAGTCAACATAGTAATCATTATTTACAATCATATTAATTTCCTTTCTTATGTATGTATGATAGCCGGCTACCATTCTTGCCGGCTTTCCCATTCGTCTAAAGCGGTTATTGCCATTATTTCGGTATCTGTGATACCGAAATAAGTATATTTCTCTTGAAAATAAGTGAATTTCCAATCAGTTGGATCGAACACGAACTCAACGCTATGTCCGGGGACAAAAGTGTTGTCCCCGTAGTACACGCCAATATAGAATTCCCCATCAGGGGAAGAGTATATGGCAACGCGCTCACGGTTATTTACCGCGCGTTTTACCGCGTCCAAGAATAATGGATATAAATTGTAGTATTTTGTGTACATCTTTTTTTCTCCTTTGAAAATTGAATTTTTGTTAACGATCTACCTATATTGTATTATTTTTTTTTCTCCTAAAACCTTAAAACTTGATTAGAAATCCTTTTTGCGTTTCCCTCTGCATCAGCAATTCCCATTGCGCCGTACCCTGCTTTCTGTCTTCCTTCATTATATATATATTTCCCTCATACGCGTGTGCGCATATATACGTGTTCCTTCAT